TTTAAATTGTGTGTGATTAACTTTAGCTATTAGCTAGCGTTGATGTTGCTGACTAAGATTTCACGGAAGTAAGGATTGCTATTAGCACTCCCGATTCCATCTGCAGTAGTCACGAATGGATTAGCTTGTAAGCCATAACGTGTCTTGAATGCAATCTTAGGTTGGAATGTGTTCTCATCAACTGCGCGTACCATTGTTAATGGAACGTACGGGCAATAGAACATACCAGCATCGTATGGGTTAGTACCACGGTAACCTACAGTAGCGTAATCGCCTACTGCGTAAGGGTCAACGTAAACTTTCATACGGCCGTTAAGCACTCCAGCGAATGTGTTACCAGTCGCATCGACATTAAGGTTGCTAGATAGAGCAGGTGTGTAGTCAAGTGACCCAGCTGCTGCAAGTGCTGAAGCTACGTTAGAAGAGCAGATAACATAGTTACCTTTACCACGACGTGTTTCAACTGCGATCGCATTAGCTTCAACTTCTAATTGGAAGATGAGAGACTTGAATTTTTCTACCGCCCAACGTCCATCAGCATCTGAATCTAAATCAAATGTGTTGACGCTTGGAGAAGCTTTGTCATTTTGGAAACCAGGCTTAGCTGTTGTTCTGATAGAACGGATAACTTCGCGATTGATTTCTGCTAAGATCTCAGAAGAGAGAATGTTAGCAAGCTCAGACTCTGCATCCAAGTTATGGATAGCTTTAAGGTCTTGAGCAAGCTCCATTGTGTACTCAGATTTGAGCGCACGTGTCTTAGCTGTAACTGTTGCTTTTTCGATTGTGAAACCAACTTCACCGAAACCTGTACCAGTAAGAGCTTCACCAGTTGGAGTTCCGATACCATAACCAGTTGCGGTAGGTTCACCGCCAGCACTTTCTGCGGCAGTTGTATGCGAACCAGCTCCAGAGAAAGCTGTATCAGCTTCATCGAACATGATTTCAGGGTCATTGGTGTTAACACCAGTTTGAGATGGTGATGCTACTAGGTCATTCTTACGTGACTTCATCGCGAAGATAAGTCCTGTAGGTCCTGACATAGGTTGTACACCTGCTACGTCGTAAGCAATGAGATTAGGCATTGCACGACGGACAAGAGAGATTAACACTGGGTTAAATTTATCCGCTGATGTTGTGTTAGTCGTCTCTGTAAGACTACCATAAGCGCCGGCAGCTGCTTCTTCTTGAATAGCTTTTTCAGTATTTTCAAGAAGTTTAGCTGTGACTGACTTACGATAGTGATCGTTAATTGGAGCAGCGTCAGCATGTTCTAATACTGGTGCCCATTTTTTTAAGTCTTGTTCTGCGTTAAACATTTTAGTAATTTCTTTCTAATTGTTGTTGAATTGTATGGTATGATTATACCGGGATTATTTGTTAGAAAGAGTCTTCAGATAAGCTTTCATGCTGTTTGACACGTTAGCGTCTTCTGATGCTCCTTCAATTATTGTTTCAGTCGAACCTTCAGATTTTTCTTCTTGTGATTCTTCTATTGTACTGAATAATGATTCTTTAATAGTCTTTACCTTATCGGCAAATACTTCTTCTGAAACGTATTCAATTTCTTCAGTGAGTTCTGTAAGCTTGGAAGCTTGAGTAGAAGCTAAGTCAGTAGAAGCTTCAGCAATAACTTTTGCTCGAATAAGTGTTTCCACCTGTTCTGCAAGTTCTGCCTTTTCTTTATTAGAAGCTTCTAAGCTTTCTTTAACTGTATCAACTTCTTCTGATAACTCATCGAACAGATCTACTTTAGATTCTGGAACTTCAATATAGCTTTCAGTGAATAATGATTTAAGAGAACCCATAAAGCCTTCAGCGATGTCGGTGCGTAGTTTAGTATCTACTGCCACTTGATTATCTTCTATCCAAGATTCGACAACGTAACCCAAGTAATCATCGATTCTTTCTACCAAAGTATCACGAACTTGTGAAACCTCTTCTTGTAGATTAGTATCGAATTCTTCTTGCATACGTTTTCTTTCAGTAATTACCTTATCGGCAACTGCTGCTTCGAATAGTGTTGATGCTTTACTTTTGAACTCTTCAGTTAAGTTAGCTTCAGCTGAGATTAGAATATCTAAGTCTTCTTTAGCAAGTTTTGTTTTTGATGCTTTATCTGCGTCTTTAACTGACTCCTCTTCGTCGTCTGTTACATCCGCTTTACTTGCATCACCTTTAGCTGCCGGTGCTTTAGCTGCCTTTACTCCCTTTGCTGCGTCTGAAGCAGCTGCTTTAGCAACTTCTTCTTCGTCAGTCGGGACTTTAGCTTGCTTAACATCGCCACCCTTAGGAGCTACTGCTTCTTCAACTTCGTCTTCGTCTTCTTCCTCGTCGGAGTCATCATCTTCATCGTGATAAACTTCCTTCTTGGATTTAGCTTCTTTAACTTCTTCTTCTTCTTCTTCTTCTTCCTCGTCTTCTTCTTCAGAAACCTTTTTTGCTTCAATAACAGCGTCTTCTTCTTCTGAAGCTTCAGTAGATTCTTCTACCTCTTCTTCTTCGTCTTCTTCGCTGTCGTCTTCATCAGCTTCTTTCTTAGCGGTTTTTTTCTCGCCAAGTAGAACCGACATGATTGTATCAGATAGATCCTTGTCCTGAGTTTCAGTAACTTCTTCAGCAGTATCCTGCACAAGCTCCTGATCCTCAATTAAAGCTTCTTCTGTTACGTCTTCGATGATATCTTGTTTTGTATCTTCTGACATGTTATTATGCTTTCTTTTAAGATTAGAGTTTGGAGAGGAAATCGCTAAAGATTCTTTCTTGCGCTTCTGCTAAGCGTCTCGAAGGAGTCTTCTGAATTTCTGTCTCATATTCTTCAATTTGCTGAGGTTTAAGAAGCCCATTCTCGAATACCCATTCTACACCTTCCATAATGCCTTCTACGAAAGCGGACGGTGCTGAGGGGTCTTGGACAATGTCTACGGTCGAAAGAATATAATCTTCCTTCACGTAATTTTTATCTTCCCTACGTTCAACTGTTCCCATACCACGACTAGAGACGCCAAGCTTAACACCACCTTCAACGAGACCTTTCACGATTTTACCCATTGGTGTGTCTAAGACTAGCGCCCTTCCAACAACGTCATTACCCTCAAATTTGAGATCGGTAATTCTGTGTGAAACTTTATCTAAGTTAATTTGAGGTCCAGCTGGGTGGTCTAATTCGCCAACCGCTCTACCTTTACTAACTTGCTCCTTCACGTATTTAGCAGTTGCTGC